ACATTACAGAGGTGTCTGACTACATCCAAGCACTAGGAGCTACCAACCCTAAACTGTTCTTCGCTCAAAGTGACGACTCTAAAATCCTTGATGCGGCTGACGATACAGACATTGCAAGTATCACACAAGCTAAAGCAAACTTTCGAACTTCAATCTGGTATCACGCACTCGATGCCGAGTACCTAGACATGGGTGTTATAGGCGGTCAGCTTCCTACAGACCCCGGTTCAATCACATGGGCTTATAAAACAGTTAGCGGTGTAACAGTCGATAGCTTACTAGACTCTCAGAAGAATGCTGCATTCGGTAAAGCTGCAAACACTTATGATACAGTGGCTAGCGTTAACATCACAGAAGAAGGCAAAGTCTCAGACTCACCTTTCGAGTGGATTGACGTTATTCGTGGCCTTGACTGGTTACAAGTGAATATGACCGCTGATCTTTACGAACTGCTTGTTCAATCACCGAAAGTACCTTACGACTCCAACGGTCTTTCTCAGATTAGATCAATTATGCTTAACCGCTTAACACTAGCTCAAAACCAAGGTATCTTGAGCTTAGATGTTGAACCAACTGCAACGGTCCCAGATATTCTTGATGTTTCAAACGCAGATAAGCAGAATAGAATACTGAACGATGCAACGTTCACCGGAGTACTAGCAGGAGCTATTCAGAAAATTAACGTCCAAGGTACTGTGACTTTATCATAAGGAGTTTAAAAAATGGCTAAAGATTACGATCCTAAAAAAGTGACGGTAAACCTTGGAGGTCACATAGCTCAAGGCTTTGCCGATGGCACTTTTATATCAGTGTCTCGAAACAATCAAACTTGGAACCTTGTCTCTGGCGCATCGGGTGAGACTGCCAGAGCAAAAAGCAACGACTTCTCTGGAACAATTGAGCTAACCTTGCTCCAAACTTCAGAGACAAATGACTTCCTCTCTGGGAAGTTACTTGCCGATGAAAGTCCACTAAATGCAGGGAAGTTTGTCTTTGGTATCATTGATGCCAACGGTACTACAGTTGTAGGTGCCGCTGAATGTTGGGTACAACAACCCCCAACTGTAGAATATGGAAAAGACCTAGGCGATAGGGTTTGGACCCTAGAAACTGGTCAGTTAATTATGAAACCAGGAGGAACATTGTAAGATGAAGGAACCCACACGTTATACCAAAGGTAAAAACACGTACATTATCGGCTCATGGGGAGTGGATAAATCCTTAGAAATCTTTGTCTGGCTGACAAAAACTTTCGGTGAAGGGTTTGTTTCCATTTTCATGAGTGAAGACGGGGGAGAAACCGTAGGCAAGTTATTCGACGAAGACAGTAAGGTAGGTGACACAGACTCCGCTGTTATCGAAGAATTCGCTCGCAAGATTATAGACAGACTAGACCCCAAAGAATATACGTCATACGCGAGGCAGGTATGTACGGGGGTTAAAGTCAATGGGGGAGATTTAGATTTTAACGAACATTTCAGAGGTAGAATTGGTGAACTCCACTTCTTAATGTTTCATGTATTGAGGCATCAGTACGGTGATTTTTTAGGAGGAAGCGAGTCAGAAGACTAACTTCTGGACCCGCTCATGGTAAACACTACAAGCCGAATGAGATGAACATAAATTTCTATAAGTGGAGGCCCATACTTGCGAAAATCACTACGCTGCATGAGGTCAACACTTATTGGGATTTAAACGACCTGGCTGACGCGAATGAAGCCCTCGACCTTGAGTCGGATGCCGAAGCCTTTCACTTGCGGAACACCAATACAGGGAGGAAGGCTTAGGCATGGCGCAAATTATTAAAGAGCTTGTCACGAAATGGACCTACAAGGTCGATTCGAGTCAAGTTAAAGCTGCCATAAAGCAGGTTAGGTCGCTGAAGAAAAACATCGTCGATGTTAAAATGCACTCCTCCAAGTTTGCTAAAGGTGAAGTTAATAAAGTTAATCGCATCCGAACAGCTTGGAGGGGTTTAAACAAATCCGTTAGAAATTATCGAGGTGAAGTCGCTAAGTCCAACGCTGGCATGGGAGGGTTTAAAACCTTCGCTGCCGCTCGGGCTTTAGGACTTGGTGCCGGACCTGCCGCTGGTTTAGCTGCCGGAGGAGGTATTGCAGCACTTTCAGGAGTAGGTGCCGCGCTTCGTGCTGGCATGGGTGAAGAAGTAGCTCAAGTTGAATACGAAGGCTTTTTAAAGTCAGCGGATAAAGCTAGGTCAATGCTTAAGGACTTAGCTGAGTTCGGGTCAAAGACACCCTTTGAAATACCTCAACTAGAAGACCTCGGTATCCAACTATTAGCTGGCGGTTTTGCAGCTAAAGAAATCATCCCAACTCTGGGACGGTTAGGTGATGTAACAGGCGGTAGTGCCGATAAGCTTAACCGTATGCTTATCAACTTAATTCAGATTCGAGCAAACAACCGCGCATACACGCAAGATTTAAAACAGTTTGCGATGGCCGGAATTCCTATATTTCAACAACTGCAAAAACAGTTGAAGAAGTCCGGTACTGAAATTAGGAAAATGGCTAAAGACGGCCAAATAAGTTTCAAAATAATTAACGATGCCTTAATTCAAATGACTTCAAACGGTGGAATGTTTGAAGGTCGAATGGTAAGTATTTCGAAAACCCTTCGAGGTAGATTGTCGAACTTAAACGATGCATTCTTTAGATTAGGTCGAGCACTTGTGAGAAGTGTGTTGCCTTTCCTTTCGAGTGTCACATTCAGTTTCTCAAACTTTATCGAAGTGTTTGCCCAAGGTGTTGAACTTGTAAATGAGTTCGGTTCCGGTTTGCGATGGCTTGGCCGAGGTCTGTTCTTATCTATACTAACCTGGACGGGACCAGTAGGAATCGCTATAACAGGCATCTACCTATTGATTGATGATCTTATCGCGCTATTCCAAGGCCGTAAGTCTGTAATAGGTACATTCTTTAGTTTCCTTCGAGATCTTGTCTACGATTTTATAGACGGTGCCTTTATCCGAATACAGAATCTTATTCAGAATTTAAAACCACTGCTTGATAGCGTTGCAGCGGTAGGTACTACGGTAGGTATTGCGGCAAACCTAGTGTCTGGCAATACAGTCCAAGCTGCAAATGATGCCTTGAAATTATTTGGCATCGGCAACATTACAGTCAAACAAGATAACCATGTTGGGCTAAGAGGTGGCGAGAGTACCGATGGCACCTTTGAAATGTTGAGCAAGCTAAACAAAGACGCGCATAGGACCGCTTTAGAAATTCTGCGAAGCCCAATGGAGCAATAAATGGTAGCTGCATTAAAAAATAAATTAAGTAGAGCGACAGTCTTTTCCTTCACGGACCCTGTGACCCGTGACGAAAAAGAGTTTCCTGTAGATGCGACTATCTCACTGCAAACTAATTTAGGTGCGAACATTTCTAAGTACCCCGTAGAAGGTGGAGGTACGATAACTGATCACTTTCAAGCCAACCCTACTGTCCTACAAATAACGGGGTTTATCTCAGAATCACCTTCTCAACAACTACTAACAATCGCATCTAGTTTATTGACAGGTGCCGCACTTTCTACTGGTCAGTTTCAAGGACTGTCAGCTACTTTCGCTTCAGCATTTACTTCTGCATTTGCCAGTGCGGTAGCTGGCGACGACGAGACACCTGACTTGAAAAAAGCGAACTTCACTCAACTCTTGACTGTGAGAAATGAGAATGACCCCGAGTTCCCGAAAAGGGCAATGTTGGGACTTACGCGAGCATTTGAGAAAGGTACGTTGTTTAAGATCAGGACTTACTTTTCCGACCTTCTTTACAAAGACATGGTGATAAACTCCCTATCCTTTGAACAAAACGAACAGACAGGGGATTCACTTAGATTTAACATGACATTACAAAAAATAGTCACTGTTAAAGCTTTTAAGCAGAAGAAAGGTGAAAGTCAAATAGCTGACCCTGCTAACGCATCGGCTACCGAAGCGGCAGACCAAGGAGGTAAGACAGGTAAGGAAGAAGAAGAAGGAAGTCTCGCATTTGAACAAGGTAAGAGTGTCCTTCAAGACTTAGGAGTAATAGACTAATGGCAACAATAAACATACCTCTAACTCCTTCTACTCCTGCCTTCAGGTTCTTCATCGACCTAGAAGGAAATAGCTATGAGTTTTATTTCCGGTGGACGAACCGTACCGAACTATGGGTCATTGATATAAGTGACAATCAGGGGAATGTTATTGAATCAGGGGTTCCGCTGGTCCTCGAATTTCCTATCCTTTATCAAAACAGAAACCCTAATAAATGGCCTGGGACGTTGATAGCCTTGGCTTCCAATAGTGCAATACCTAACAGATTTAACCTCGGTACAGATATTAAACTCTATTATGTCGAGGCTGGATAATGGAAACAGAAAGCTATGGTCGCCTAGTATCAGCAACAATCACGAACCTGGCTATCGGAAAAAAGATAGATATAAAAAACCTACGCATTGCTTTTAACGTTACAAAGACTGCGAAGTCTTCAGAAAATACGGCAAAAATCTCCATTTATAATCTGTCCCGAGATAGCCGCGACCTTGTTCAATCACGTACTGCCGAAGGTAGTCCTCTTACCAAGGTGGTCTTACGTGCTGGGTTTCAGACCTCGGGAGAGAAAATTCTTTTCCGAGGTACTGGCAATGTTGTATCCACGCATAAGCCTCCTGAATGGATTACCGAAATAACGGCTGAAGATAGTGTTAAAGAATTAAAAGCGGTGACGTTTGAAAAGAAGTATCCGGCAGGTACTTTGGTCAGCGACATTGTAAAAGAATTACTTAAAGCTGCCGGACTCTCTGTAACCGTAGACGTTCCCCTTATTGCGACCTTACCCTTAGCTCGAACCTTTACAGGCGACCCAATAAAGAACATTCAAGACCTATCCTCCACTTATAGTTTTGTTTTCAACATGCAAGATGAAGGTGGAGTTATTGCACCTAAAGATAGGAAACCCAAACGCGAGTATATCGTCCTCCTATCTAGATCGACTGGAATGGTTGGTAGACCTCGCATTAGAGGGAGTCTACTAGTGGTGCAAGCCCTGATCGACCCGGACCTAAGACCGAATAATTATGTTGATCTTGCAACGCTAGAACCTGGACTGTCCGGCATTTACTTGATACAAACTGCTAAGTATCAAGGTGACTCCTGGTCCGGTGATTTTCTTGTAACTCTAGAACTAACCCCGGCACCTCCGATTGATGCGAGTCTGACAATAAACACCGGGGAGGTACTAGCATGACATACGCAATTCAAGTAGGTGAAGAAACTCCCCAACTGACTGATCTAATCCTAGCT